CATGTACAGCAAGCAAAGCAATCTTATCCTGTACGTTAGCAATAGATCGTCCAAAGTCTGCTGCAATAACCTCGGCCATGTTGCCGTTGGTTTGATTGATAGCTTCTTTGGTTACGATCATCTGCTGAGCAATACGCTGTGGACTAAGAGTCTGCTGACCCATTGCCCCAGTGTTGCCTGTAAGTCCTCCCGCTTCCACTGGCTCTTCAGCCGCGTCAGTTGGAAGCGAAGGCATCTTAATGTCTCCAACAAAACCATTGAGCTGTGTTGCACCAGTAGCAGCTAGCAAAGAGTTAGATCGCAAAGCACCAACCAAAGCAGTTACCTCGGTAGCCACTGTTGTCACTGCGTCATTTACTCCCGACTGACTTGCATCAACACCGTACACGTTACGTGCTTCGTTGAGCATTGACTGAGGGATAGCAAAGTCACCGCGCAAGCCTAAGCCTAATGCAGAGGCCTCGCTGCGTGCTTCCTGTGCGATTTCCTTTTCTAATCCTGTCACACCGCCCTGTGCTGCTTCGCGCAAAGCCTTGCCCAAGTCAAACTGTGCCGTGGCCTTAATGACTTCCTTGTCGCTTCGCACAACTGCATCGGCTGCAACTGCAAGACGCTTTAGGCGTGCTTCGTTTTTTGACAATGCGTCGCGCTGCTGTTCAGCGGCTTCAAGCTTTGTGTGGATATCTTGCGTCTCTGCCAATTCCTCAGTAGTAAGCGCTCTTTCCTCGGTTTCCGCGAGGTCGTTGACGTTAGCTAGCTTTGCCTCTAGTTGGCTGATATAGCGTGCCGCGTCTGTTGAGTTTCTAAAATTCATAATCTTTAAAAGTTTCGCGGGTCGTTCCGCTATTGTAGCAAAGGTACGTACTTCATTCTTTTCGTTTGTTACCTCTGATTTCGTTTCAGTTTCTTGTACTGGCTCAGGCTTGACCTCGGCCATATTGCGTGCAGCTACCGTAGTAGTTGGGTACGCGGGGTAAGTTACAGGCGACACGTCTAGTAGTCGTGCCATCTTTGTAACCGTGCGCATGGTGCGCGATTCGTTCCACTCTTGATCCTGTATAGTAAACGCGAAAGAGCTTTGTGATATATCACCGCGCTTTATGAGTTTGTAAAGGTCGCGCCCGTCTTGCGTGTCTGCCAATGCCGCGCGATACTTTAGGCCGCTCTCGTCAACGCTCAACTCCAACGTGCCGTTCTTAGTGCGTGCCATCGGTGCGCCGTCATGATTGAGCAACAGCCGCACGTCATCCTCCATAACCTCATCGAATGCACCGCGTGCAATCTGTTCTTTAAAATATCCTAGGTCTGTAACCTGTTCGAAGTTTGCGGCATAGCCTTCAATAACTAAAGCGTCATCGCCAGCGGCTCGCACTTCGCTGGTTCGCAGTTCGACGTTATCGCCGTACTGTTTGCGCAGTTCTTCTAACCTATCATCTTTTTTATTCTCCATCGCTACTAATTTTTTTGCTGTAATCTTCAAGGCTGTTTAACGCAATCTGATTGACTTGCACGGTGTGAACCGAACCGCCGTCAACAGCGTTAAGGTCTTCAGCGGCTCGCGCCTCATTGATACTAATTACCCCCGCCTTTATCAAAGTGTCATAGTACTGCGCACGGCTAACGCTATCGCCTCGCAATAGGTCGCTCAAGTCAAAGCGTGTAAAGTGTGTTGGTCGTTCGTCAGGTGCTAACAACTTACAGTTCATTTCCTGTTCAAGCCTGCGAGTCCAAGGCACAATCGTATACTTGGCAAACTGAATGGCTTGTTGCTCCGTGTTGCTGTAAGTAACGTTTGACTGTACGCCAACCATGGACGGTGGCACTCCAAAGATTCTGCAGATTTCTTGGTTCATAAAATCGCGCTGCTCTGTTAAGCTTGCGTTCTCAGGATCTACTGCAATACGATTGTAGCTAAAGCCAAACGGTAAAAGCTTAGTACCTAGCTGGTCGCCGCTATTGTTCCAGCTGTCTTTAATAATATCAATCTGCTCTTTCTTCAGCGGCTCATTGCTTGACAATATCCCGGTCATGTTTCCGCTGCTGCCAAAGAACTCTGCCGCAAAGTCCTGCGCTGCCTTGGCAAGTCCTAGCATCTCACGGTGTAACTCAATAGGGCTTTGCCCGTAAAGGTTGCAAGTGATAAGCATATCAGCATGAAAGTAGATGCCATGATCTTTTATGTCATAGACTAAATCGCTGTCAACCATCTTTTGTTTTACGCTCTTTGGGTTAACTAGGCAAAGCTCATACGGATCGCCATTTGGTAGCCGCTTTATAATTGCGTAAGCCTTGCCATAAATAAGGACGTTGCTAATGTATGTCTCCCAAAAATCAAAGGCAGTGTATCCCGGCTCGGGTTCTTGACTAATTAGGTCTTGCGCTACGTGGCCTGTCGCTTTGATAACGCCGTCTTCGTTACGCGTCATTATATCCAAGTGCAGCTGTGCAATGGTTGACGCGATGCGACTAACACAAGCGTAAACGGTAGTCAATCCGAGCGCTGTCTCTGTGTCTATGTATGCGCCGCTCTTTGTTGAGATGCCGCGCAAGTGTGAAGCAAAAGACGGATAGCCAGTGTAAGCTACTTGATACCCGCCACGCTTAAAAATCCGTTGGAACAAATTTGCCATTGTGCGCTAAGTTACGAAAGGTTGATAATTTCAAAAAAGCCATCATCTTCGTTTGGTGTCTTCATGTGTTCGCCTATTGCCATAATCATTGCAACAATCGGGTCAATCTTACCGCTGCTCTTTTGTTTGTCTGCTTTTATGTTGCCCGCTGGGTCTGTCTTTAGTTCTACGTTGCCCAGTGCCCAACGCAGTACTGGGTCACCGTCGTGCCATATCTTGCCCGTCCGTGTCATGACCTCGACCTGTTTTGTTGGACTGCTCATAGATACAAAGCCCTGACCGAATGGCGTTAAAGGCACGCCGTCATCTACTAAGTCGATAGCAATCTGCGTGCTGTTGTATCTGTCAAAAGCAATCTTCTCAACGTTGTATGTCTGCATCAAATTGCTGTCGTCAACAACTTGACCTTCGGGCCTGTTCATTACACCGCTTACCTTGCGCCGAATGCTTGCGTAGTCTGTTACATTGCCGTCAGTAAAATGCACGTTGGGCAAGTCAATAAAGGTGCGATATATGTGGCCCGGGTCACGATCTAACACGGCGTGTACTGTATCTTCCGGTAGCCAGTAATGCCCCCGCACATGATAGCCGCCTTCGTCAGGGTATACCATAACCAGCGCAGTCATATCCGAAACGCTTGCAAGGTCAAGGCCACCATAACAACGCAAGCCTTTTAAATCTGCATCGCGTTTGTTTAGCATCCACACTTCGTCCTGTATCCAAGTCTTTGAGGCCGTAACCCATTTGTTTAAGTGCTTAGTTTTGAATTCTACTTCTCGCGATCCCCCTACGTTTATAGCTTGCTGCAGTTGGCTGTCTAGTAACTGAGGCCGTAGCGCTGTGCCTAGTGACGGGTTGGCTTTTATCCAAGTGCTATTGTCTGTCCAGTCGTCATCTTCGTCTAGCTCGTATATGATAGCAAACTGCGCGTCGTCGTGTTTGACTTCGTCGAGTATTTCCTTGCATGTCTTTTGCAATTGATAGCATGGCGACTCACGGTTAAAGCCTGCCGTGGTAATTGTCAGGTGCATCGGGTTACGACGCGCCTGCATTCCTGACCGTAACACGTTTGCCACGCCGTCCGTTTGATGCGCGTGATATTCGTCAATCCCTGCAAAGTGTATGTTCAAGCCGTCAAGCGTATCGCGGTCAGCGCTTAGGTACGTGCATCGCGCTGAGAGCGTCGGTGCTTTGATGTCGTGCTTTCCTGCTTTGAGATGCTTCCTGAGCGGCGGCGAGACTTGAACCATCCTTTGCGCTTCGTCGAATCCAATCTTGGCTTGGTCTTTCTTAGTCGCTGCAAAATAAACTTCGGCAGCCTTTTCTTGATCAAAGAAAAGAGCAGCGAGCGCACAGCCCGCCATAAGAGTGGTCTTCCCATTTTTGCGAGCAACCGTAATATAAGCATAGTTGAAACGTCTTGTGCCGTCTTCACGAAACCACCCGTAAAGATTCCACAATATAAACTTTTGCCAAGGAAGTGGATTGAAAGCCTGACCGTCCCATTCGCCTACCGTGTGACGGATCGCCTTTTGAAAAAAGGTAATGTAAGCCTGTGCGGTTTTTGGTCTAAACTCTAAGCCGCGCTCTTCCGCTGTGTCTAAGTCTTTGAGATAACGTTGGCAAGCTTTGAGCGTGTACTTGCTGGCAACTTGCTTGCCCTGTATTACGTCAAGTGCATACTGGTGCGCTTCGCCTTCATGCATCTTTAAAAGTTAGCAGCTGCTCCAGTTCGTCGTCCAGTTCTACCTCTACCTCAATGCGCTTGCGTGCTGCTGGTGTCATACCTAACTCTTTTAAAACTACTAAGTACTTTGATCGCGACTCCACTAGCATCTGATGTTCAGGCCTGTGCTTCGTCATTGTGCCGCCTTCTCTGTTCTTAAATTCATACGTGTAGCCTTTCTTGTCTATCAACGCCTGCAATTCTGCAACCTCTACCGATAGGCACGCCGCCATTTTTAAGAGGTCTTCGTCAAGCTCACCAATATGCCGAGCGCTACGCAGCGCCGTCTTGATACGTTGGTACGCTTCGCTTTGTTTTGCGGTTAGTTTGTCCATGCTGCCAAATTTAGACGCCAAATCGCGATAAAAAAAACGAAACAAATCGCC